TGTCTGGCACAATCCTGTTAGATCCGAAGGGCACTTTGATATCTACAAAGAACCTCAACCAGGTAGAACCTATACAATGTGCGTGGATGTGGCTGAAGGGCAAGGGTTGGACTACTCTACCTTCTCAATCTTTGATGTTACCGAGATACCTTATAGACAGGTAGCTAAGTATAGAAACAATAAGATATCGCCTATGCTATTCCCTACAATCATTGTCCAGACAGCCCAGCTATATAATGATGCGTTTGTACTTGTGGAAATTAATAGTATTGGGCTTCAAGTATCGGATATCATACACTTTGAACTTGCTTACGAAAACCTTATCAAGATTGAGATGAAAGGTAAGCAGGGGCAAATGCAGACTCCGGGCTTCAAAAAGAGAATTGCTTACGGTTTAAAAACTTCCAAGCAGACAAAAATGATCGGTTGTACCAATCTAAAAACGCTTATTGAAAGCGATAAGCTGATCATAAATGATGCTGAAACTATAACAGAATTGACTACATTTTCGGCTGATAAGCAGACATTTAAGGCTGAAGAGGGTAATAACGACGATCTTGTAATGACTTTAGTTCATTTTGGATGGTTGACAGCCCAAAGATATTTTAAAGAAAACATAAACAATGATATAAGAGTTACGCTCCAACAAGAACAATTGAACATTATGGATACGGATTTGACACCTTTACCTATCATAGATAACGGTGTTGACCATCCGGATTATGAGGTGGATGAGTTTGGAAACGTGTGGTTTGAGGACAGAACCAAGAGATATCCTTGGGATGACTTTAATTGGAAAAGAAAGTTGTAAAATCTTCATTTTTCTAAATAATAACAACAAGAATAATCCACTTCACAAAGGAGAGATACTATGGCATTTCAACTGTCACCAGGTGTAAATGTATCTGAATATGACCTTACTACTATTGTTCCATCAGTTGGAACAACAGAAGGTGCTATTGCAGGACAATTTAATTGGGGCCCAGCTAACACTATCGTAACAATTTCAAACGAAATTGAGTTGGCCGATCGTTTTGGTAAACCCGACTCTACTAACTTCGCAACATGGTTTACTGCCGCAAACTTCTTATCTTATGCTAGAAATCTTAAGGTTGTACGCTCAGCCAGTTCATCTGATAAAAACGCAAACGATGGATCAGGAATTTTAATTGAAAATCAAGATGATTATAACTATGATTATCTAACTGCTGTGTCTTCCACTGGTACTAGTAGAGTGGCCGCTCGTTATCCTGGCGATAAGGGCAATGGTTTAGAAATTTCTATGTTCACAGAATCAGGAAATAATGCTGCCTGGGCACTATGGGCATATAAGAATCAGTTTGATTCTGTTCCTTCAACTTCTAATTATGCTAGTGGTCGCGGCACAGCAAATGATGAGATCCATATCATTGTCATCGATCAAAAAGGTAAGTTTACAGGAACTCCAAACACAATACTTGAAAAATTTGCATATGTTTCAAAAGCGTCGGATGCAAAAACTGATGACGGATCATCAAGCTACTATGTAAATGTAATTAATGATCGTTCTAAATATTTCTATGTTATGGGACATGCTGCCAATTCAAATTGGGGTATTTCTACAGCATCTGGTTTAACTTTTAATAACAATGTTGCTGTTTCTCTTGTACTTGCTAATGGTGTATCTTCTACTGTAACAAACAGCGATTTAATTAACGGTTATGATAAATTTAAAAATGCTGAAGAAGTTGATATTTCGTTAATTATGGCTGGCGCTGCACATCAAACAGTCGCAGAACATATTATAGATAATATTGCAGAATCTCGTAAAGATTGCGTAGCATTTATTTCTCCGCCATCAGCTAATGCTATAAACAACCAAGGCGAAGAAGTAACAGATATAACTGCATATAGAGATGAAATAACATCATCTTCATATGCTGTAATGGACTCAGGTTGGAAATATCAATTTGACAAGTACAACAATGTATATCGTTGGGTACCACTAAACGGCGATATTGCTGGCCTATGTGTAAGAACAGACTTTGAGCGTGATCCATGGTACTCACCAGCTGGATTCAATCGTGGCCAGATCAAGAATGTTGTCAAGCTTTCTTGGAATCCAAACAAGACTGCAAGAGATGAGCTATACAAGAAAGGTGTTAATCCAGTTGTAACATTCCCTGGCGAAGGTACAGTTCTATATGGTGATAAAACACTTCTTGCTCGTCCATCAGCATTTGATCGTATCAATGTTCGTAGATTGTTTATTGTCCTTGAGAAGGCAATTGCAAGAGCGGCTAAGTATTCACTATTCGAATTCAATGACGAATTTACACGCGCTCAGTTCATTTCGCTTGTAGAACCATATCTTCGTGATGTACAAGGTCGTCGTGGTATTTACCAATACCGTGTAGTTTGCGATCAAACCAATAACACTCCAGAAGTTATTGACCGCAACGAATTTATTGGTGATATCTACATCAAGCCTGCTAGAAGCATCAACTTTATTCAGCTTAACTTTGTTGCTGTTAGAACTGGTGTTGCCTTTGATGAAATCGTTGGTAAGTTTTAATTAATAAAATGAACATAAATAGATTCAGAGGAGAATAAAATGGCAGAGTTTAACGTAGCTAACTTTAGATCACAAATGGTAGGAGATGGTGCAAGACCTAATTTGTTCTCATGCACCATTCCAGACTTAACAGTAAATGTAAATGGCGAAACTGGTTCCGAAGTTGCTTTCAACTTTATGTGTAGAGCAGCACAGCTTCCAGGTTCTACTGTAAACAGCATTCCTGTAAACTACTTTGGTCGTGAACTAAAGTTCTCAGGAAATCGCGTGTTTTCAGAATGGACAGTTACAATCATCAATGATGAAGATTTCAAGATCCGTAATACATTTGAAAAGTGGATGAGTTCGCTTAATTCACATGTTAGCAATCTTCGCAATCTTGTAAGTCCATTGTCTTACCAGAAAGATGGGTATATCACTCAGTATGGTAAAGCTGGTAATGTCATTAAGGAATACAAGTTCGTAGGACTATTTCCAATCGATGTGAGTCCAATTGAACTTGACTGGTCAGCAAATGATACAATCGAAGAATTTGCTGTAACTTTTGCTTATCAGTGGTGGGAATCTACAAACCCAGCATCAAGGGCTACTACAGATTCAACTCAAGCCGGCCCAAGCGGCGTAGGTATAGTCTAATATATTATATAACAGGGTGGGGAGAAATCCCCACCCATTCAAACTGGAGTGAGTAATGGTCCAACTTTTTGGCTTTGAGATAAGTCGTAAGAAGCAACAAGATCAAGAAGAAAAGAATAAGTCTTTTGCGCTGCCACAAAATGATGACGGCGCTGTAACTATTCAATCAGGTGCTTATTATGGTACCTATGTCGATCTTGACGGTGTTGTTAGAAATGAAATCGAACTTATCACTCGCTATCGTGAAATGGCTATGCAGCCAGAACTGGAAACGGCTATTGATGAGATTGTTAATGAAGCAATCGTTAACGATGATTCCGAATCAGGTGTCGAACTAGATACCGACGAACTAAAACAACCTGAAAATATCAAGAAAAAAATTAGAGAAGAGTTTGACTATGTGCTAAAGCTTCTAGACTTTGGTAACATGGGCCATGAATTATTCCGTCGTTGGTATACTGATGGTAGATTATTTTATCATGTTATCATCGATGACAAGTCTCCTCAAAAAGGCATTCAAGAGCTTAGATATATTGATCCTCGCCGTATTCGTAAGATCCGCGAGATTCAAAAAGCAAAAGATACCGAATCAGGTATGGAAATTATTAAGAGTATGAAAGAATACTACCTCTACAATGAAAGAGGTATGATTGGCGCTCATTCTAACTTAGGCACAAAGATTGCTATTGACGCTGTAGTTAATGTCAATTCGGGCCTAATGGACTCAAAGAGAGCCATGGTTCTCTCATATCTTCACAAGGCTATCAAGCCACTTAATCAATTGCGTATGGTAGAAGACGCAACAGTCATCTACCGTCTCTCACGCGCACCAGAGCGCAGAGTGTTCTATATTGATGTTGGTAATATGCCAACAATCAAGGCCGAACAGTATCTCCGTGATGTTATGGCTAAGTATCGTAACAAGCTGGTATATGATTCCAGCACAGGCGAAATCAAGGATGATCGTAAGCATCTTTCCATGCTTGAAGACTTCTGGTTACCTCGTCGTGAAGGTGGTAAAGGTACCGAAATCACAACTCTACCTGGTGGTATGAACCTTGGTGAGTTGGAAGATGTTAAGTATTTTGAAAAGAAACTATATAAGGCTCTCGGTGTTCCTATATCTCGTTTGGAACAACAGCAGGGATTCTCTCTTGGTCGTTCAACAGAAATCACAAGAGATGAGTTAAAGTTTACGAAGTTTGTCAATCGTCTTCGTAACAAGTTTTCCACACTATTCGATGAACTACTTAAACTTCAACTTGTACTTAAGAAAATCTGTACGGAAGAAGAATGGAGAGAGTTTAAAGAAAACATTTGGTATGACT